ATTTAGATGTCAGGCGGAAGAACTCACGCGCTGGCATTGTTGCAATAGGCTTGCCCAATGTCGGGTGCGTCTTGCCTTTTAATTCCGATGCCTCCTTGACTGCTTGCTTGTAGCGGTTCCTCTCGGTCGCCGCCTCCAGCTTGAAGCCATTCTTGATCTCGTTCATAAACGCACGATCAATCTCGCCATCGGTGTACTTCTTAATGTTGGGAATAACAATATCCATAAAAGAAAAGGGTGGGGGCGTTCGCCCCCAACCTGAATTCCTAATTTGCCCTAGGTTTCGCTTGCGACCTCGAAGCCAGTTGCGTCCAATGTAAATTGGATTGAGTAAGTGCGAACAAACTCACCCGTGGATGAATTTTCACCTGTGCTTCGGTTCAATATCATCTTTGAGGGTTTATCGTCAGTTGGAACCTCGTTGTATTTTGAATATAGACCTTCAATGAGACCGTACATTAGTTTTCTAAAATCACCGGTGGTGGCATTTGCCTCATCACTTGATATATCGGGAAGCAATGAACCTGATCCAATGGTCATTGTAATATCGGAAGAAGTGGCGGAGTAGCCGCTTGTAAGGACTTCACCTGGCGTGTCGTAATCTGTATAAGCCATAGTTGTATTGTTAGAATTTCAATGTAAAAGAAAGGGCGGGGGCATTCGCCCCCAACCCTTGATCAATTAGATTTAAGCGATTGCTGTAATCTTACCGTGAGCAGCTGGCTGGTAAACACCCAATGTAAGGGCGCAATCAACGTAACCGCGCTCACCACCACCTTGGTTAGGTAGACGAGTAGAACCCATAGGGATCAGTTCGTGTACACCGTAGTACTCAGGGTTGATGAGGTAGCCTGTGTCCTTGTTAGTTGTGTCAGGAGCACAGTCAGGGTTCATATTTACAACAGATACGATACCGTGATCGCTTTGGTAGAGGTCAACCGATACCTTGATGGTAGAGCTGCCGCCTTCGTAGTTCACGTTGCGGAGGTCGTTCTTACCAGTTTCAAGGACACGAGCGAAGTCACTTACTTCACGGCGAAGAGCAGTGTCAGCAACCAACATAAGGTTGTTGCTTGAACCGTTCTCACGGAAGATCGAAGTGATCAAGTCGTTAAGAGTATCCTCGGAGAAGTCACCGGAAGTGTGCTCGCTGGATGCAGGAGTCTTGTAACCAGCAGGTACAAGAGCGTCAGCAGCACCACTGTCGATGAAAGTACCAAGACCAGCCATACGATATGGAGTGTCAGTACCGTTCTCAGCTGTACGTGCTTGAGCACCGCAAAGAGTTGCCTCGATGTCGCGCTTCAACTCACGGATAGCTTTAGCTTCAGCTTGTGCAATCTTAGCAGGACCTACGCTGTCAACAGCTTCTTGCAGGTCAGAAACCTGGAAGTCACGGCGGAACTTTTGAACGTAGTTACCAAGACGAGCACGTCCAGAGAACTTGTCAGTGAATGTAGTAACGTCAGCACCTTCGCGGATACCAGCGGTGTCAGGAGCCGAAAGGCCATCAACAGTCCACTCTACGAAAGTAGCATTTGCTTTTGACTTGTTCGCAGAAGAGAGAATTGGTGTCTCTTCAGGAGCAAGGATAGTGAGTACGTCGGTGAGGTCCTCGCGGTTGGATACACCAGAGCCAGGATTAGTTGTGTCGTATGTATTTGAGAATGACATAATATTTTGTAATTAGTTGTTAATAAGTTTCGGAACTATCGTCCCATTTTGAATTTTCGGAGTTCGGCAAAATCGCGAGCACTACCCGACTCTCTGAACCTAGCTTCCAATTCCTTGATAGCTTTGGCTGTTCTTGTCGAAGTTTTCTCTGGTTTAGCCGAGGATGGTGTCCCTGTCTTTGACGGGTTAAGTACAGGTGATGTCTTCTTGCTCTCTACTGGCTTGCGCCCATAGATGCTGTTTGTAGCGTGAGCGAACCAATAATCCAATTGCGCTGCTACTTCGGGGGCTTCACGTTTGATAACTGTCTTTAGCTTCTTGAAACGCTCGTCGCCTACCGTAGCCTCGAATTGTTTGCGTAAGTCATTGTCCTCGCCCTCTAGCCAACTTAGTTCTTTTCGAGCACGATCAGAGAAGGAATCAGCAAGCTGCTCTCCTTGAATCTGTGCTTGAACCTTGTTGAGCTGATCAGGGAGGAAAGTTTTCTGTGCTTTACGAGCCTTTAACAAAGCCTGCCGCACGTCCTTCTTGGTCCACTCCTTACCTTCAATCTCGGTTACTACATCATCTGCTGCGTAGCCATCACTCTCAAACAGAATATCCTCCGCCCACTCGACTACTTGCTCGACTTCCTGTGCCTTATCCTGCAACTTGTCAATGGAGTCAAGGTTGCTGTAAGGGTTGTTGTCGACCTTCTTGGTCTCTAGCGGGTTGGGTTTTTCCTGTAGCTTGGCTTCCATCTGAGCAAGTCGTTCCTCGGCAGCTTTACGTTTTGCAGTCAATTCTCCGAATCGAGCTACAGCACGGCTACCTAACTTGTCAGCTAGTTCACGCAAATCATCCTCGGACATATCGTCCAGGTCCAACTGTGAAAGAACATCTTCGGATCCTTCAGTTTCCTCGGTTGCTTCCTCTTCGGTTTCCTCTGACTCAACTGATTCCTCAATCTCCTCTTCGGCTACCTCTTCGGTTGCTTCCTCGGTTACCTCTGCTTCGGGTTCTGAATCACTCATCTCAGGGATATTTAATCCTTGAGTTAGTCCTCCAAGCCTCCGGGCTGCAAGATCCGCGACGGATATATTAGTATTGTCCACTGAACTTTGGTCTGCCTCAGCGTTAGCAGTTGCGATTTTGTCTGTCATATAGTTATCCACTCATTAACGCCGAGCGATGGCGATAGGCGGATTATAACACACTAGTTTACAACTGATCCGAATGACGCTTCTTGAGGGCTTCCCAGTTCACAAACTGGAGGATTTGGTCATACGTAATGATACGACCGGATACCTGCTGGATAGTGTCACTGGATGCTTCGTGCATTTCACTAATGGTCTCCTCACGTAGGTCGTGAATAGTCTTAATGAACCGAGCAAAGGTTTCGTGATTGTGCAGGGCTTGTAGATCTTCTTGGATATTCATACTATTGTGCTAGTGAGCGCATTAAACTAACTGTACGTGGACCGCGACTTCTTACATCCTTGTACCAGTCACTGTCAACCATCTCGTCTGCCGCCTTGTTGTAGTCATTGGCTTGCAGTCCTTCACTCATCTTTTCGAACTTCTTGAGCTTAGTAAGACCAAGGTTGAATGACATATCTACAATGGCTTTCTTCGCTGGTTCAGGGCGACTTGCAAACTTGGGATCGAATTCCACGGCATCATTGAACGCTTGAGTCAAGCTGCGGTTGTATAGTCTCTTAATCTCGGAGTCACTGAGTTCCCTGCCTTTAAAGATTTCATTGATATCTATACCTTCTTCCTTGAGGATCTTTCGATTCATCGGTTCCTCTAGGTTGAAGCCTATCCCGATGGTTCGTTTGCCCTTGCTGTCCTTGTAGACCTTTGGCCTATAACCCTCATTCTCGACCATCATAGCAAAGTATTCCTTTGCTCGCTTGTCCTTGACTCGGCTGATTGCGTACTCTCTAGGTGTCATTATAGGTTCTGTGTATCAATATCTCCCATTTGTGCAGGTGCTGTACCTACGCGACCAATCTGAGCATTCTGTGCTTGCTGCATCTGGAATGTGTACTGACCTGCGTACTTCTGCAATCGAGCTGCAAAGGCTTCGTCCGTCTGAGCACGTTGCGCAACATCGGGCTGCTGAGTGTACTGCTGGATAACCTGCAGTGCAATCTGAGCACCTGCTGGACGTGCTGGCATCTCGATACCTGCGAAGATCTTGGATAGATCATCTGTGACCTGCTTTACTACTTCCTGCTGTGCTGTCTCAACTGGCTGAAGAACTGCGTCCGCCATAACTGGATCAATGCTTGTGGCAATAACATCCAGTAGGGCATCTACGTTCAGGCGATTATTGGAGTTCAGCTGGTTCAGTGCTACGAACTGCTGGGTCTTTGCTTCCACTGTTTGTGGGTCAGTATTCTGAACGTCGAAGTTAATAAGAATATCGAAGTTCTCGTCAGCGTTCCCCTTGTCAAATGTCTGAGGATCAGGGACCCCGGTTACACGGAAGAAGATCTCGTCGGGTCCAAAGCGTTGGAAGCACTTAAATGCCATACGCAGAACCTCTGCTGTGTGGCTAAGGAACTTATCAACTAGGAACTGCTTGCGGATTTGGCTAATGCTGCCCTCTTCATCCAGTCCAACTAGGCGATCAGCTAGATCCAGCAGTGTGGATTCCATCTCAATCGAGCCAGTAGGTGGTGGAGGTGTAGGAGCAAAGTCCAAGTCACCCTTACGGCGATAAGGAATCATACGACCTGGACCCCAATCAGTAGGTGCTTGACCAACTGGATGCAGGATCGGAGGTAGGGTAGCTAGGCTATTGCGGTCAACTCTGGAGTCCCGCTCAACCTTTACTTGGTTCTGGATGCCACGCAGTACAGATGGTACTGTCATTGTGTCATAAAGTCGCTTGCTGTCCTCGGATAGCTTGGTTACTACAACTGGGTAGTCCTCGTATCCATTAAGTAATTCAAACTTAGCGTATCCCTGTGTTACATCGTCACCATCGAACTCACGATGGAATACCGTGCAGTAAATACCTTCTGCACTGTCCTCTTCGTCAACTAGACGCTGGTATCCGTAGCAGATCTCAATAAGTTCCTGCGCTTCGTACGCATTGTCAGTAAGGCTGATACTACGACCGCCTTCCTGCTCGCGCTCAATTGAGTCAATGTTAACGCCACGATATTTATCAATGACGTGGTCAACGAAGTCCTGATCCCATCCATCTGTGATTACCTTGTTCTCTAGTTCTTGTGGGGTGTAGTAAGTGCGCCAGAAGCAGTAAGGTGAACGCTGTGGGTCAGTTACGTACGGAGGAAAGAAGAAGTCCCCATCGGGGGCTAGTGTCTTAACTTCAGGCGCATTGACCTGACGGCGTACGATTGGCAACTCAGCTACGCCATCCTTACGTAGTTCCTTGATTGCTTTCTTGGCTCGCTTCTTGGTTGTTCCTTCAAAAGTAGCTTGTAGCAAGGCGATGAGTTCTTCGTCATCGTTCCCATCCTGGATAGCTACTGCTACCTCGGGGCTGACTTGTGCAATCTGATTAAGGTCAAGTTCCTGCAGGAACCGTCGATCCTCACGTTGCCATCCGACGTACGTGATCAGTAATCCTCGCTCAAGCAAATAGTTAGCACCGAGTTCCATCTCTCGGTAAAATCGTGGAATATAGCCCGAACTGACCATCCATTTAAGGAACCCAGATACTACTCGGCTGCGTCCAATATCACCACTCTCAACGGGAAATGCTCGTACATTAGCCCGATTCAGCGATGCCATAAACAAAGATACTAGTCGAGTAATGCGCTCGTCAATGACGTGGCACTCCATATCGGATGATCCCTCCCAAGGGAATGCATCAGCACCGTGCTTGCGGTGATCGCGGCTCTTGCCAGGCCACCAGTTACGGCGGTCATCGTAGCTAGTACGGCAGAGGTCAAAGTAGGACTCCAGTTCCGTTACTGTCTGGTCGTAAGCGTAACGTAGGGTCTTAATGTCGGGTTCATCCTGGACGTATGTCAAGGAGTCAGAAATTGAATCATTCAGCATCTTGCGAGTGTAGGCGTTTTTGTATGGATTTTAATAGTCGAATCGTATAAGTCGATGATACGCCTATTGTATCACATAGGTCAGCATTAGTCATCTGTACTCCGGATTCGTGTAATACGTGCCTACGAAGTATCTCCCAGCTTGCTAATCTGTCGGACTGCTCCCTGCACCAATTACGGTCAGTAGTAATATCTTCAGTGGGTTCACTCACAATGTATTCATTTTGCATAGCGGTAGCTGACACCTCCCTTGTCCTCAATTGCCTCAAAGGTAATGACCTTGCCGATCATACGACCCTTGTATCGGCTGGGGACCAGTACTGGTACACGTTTACCAATCTCTTTACTGTACACGTAGTTGTACCGTGGGTTCGGGCACTCCTTGAGAACCTTGCCTTTGAAGTGCTTAGGTATGATTTCCTCAATCATAAAGGAACCCTCAAGTATCTCAGTACCTTCCTCAGTTACCCAGGTGTTCTTACCTCGACCAGTCAGCGAACCCTCTGGTAGCTTCTCAAGCGCGATGCGCATAGCTTCCTCGAAATCCACTTCTTGTTCTTCTGCGATTTGTATTAGTTTCTTCTTAGGCATTAGTATCCTCCTTTACCTCTGTTGGTAGTTTGCATTTCATTGGATGAAAAGAAATCAGGCCCTTCGCCGCCGTTCGACATTCGCAAATATCGAATAACGTCAAAGAAATCCTTCAGTGGCTCGTCACTTTTCCCCGCTGAGTTGTAGTTAATAAGGCTGTCGATAAGGTTACCGCAGTCCTTGTGAATGTAGCATAGAGGGCGATTGGCTTCGTCTACCCCTACGTTGGGGTTATAGTTAAACCAATCATCAAGGGCAGTAATCCCCTGTTCCTCCATCTTACCGTCCGATGGTATAAAACTTAGACCGTAATCATAGAACGAAGTAAATAGGTCATCATTGTTCTCATTCTCCCTAGCAAAGAAGCGGGAGTCCCCGATCCTTTCGGTTACTTCTATCTGTAGGTCATCCTCGATCTCCTTGAATAACTCACAGTACCCCTCGACATTTAACCCGATCTTTTTGGCTGCTGGTCCGTACTTCCACTTCGGATCCCCGAACATAGCCCACTCGCCGTACGTATCCCGATCAGGCCACTCCCTGCGAATATATACTTCACCTTGTTCGTTTACACCAGCCCATATGCAGGTGTAGTTCCTTGCACCAGCGGGGTCAACTACCTGGTAGCAGGTGAACTGTGACTTATCCGAAATGTCGGGGAACGTCATCTCGTACTTGTTGGGTTCCTCTGATAGTACGTTTACCTCAGTATTGAAGAATGGTAATAAAGCATTAGCGGACTTAACAGGTAAGCCGTAGGCACGAACCTTGATCTCATCATCGGGGCGACCAGCTAGGTCCTTTGCGATTCGCTCATAGCCACCGAATGGGTTCTCGTCCGAGTGCAGGTAGATAACAGCCGCATCACGGCTTGGACTGTACTGCTTGATAGGTAACTCCTTGCCATTAAGCAAAGCCGCAGGTCGAGTCTCCAGTGTCTCGGCTCCCTTCAAGTAGTCCGAGATGAATGGCGTGTACCCGTCAATCGGGGTGAAACCAATCACCATCTTGGAGTCCCGCGTAGCTAGGCGGAAACGTAGGGTATTAACCAGCGAAGCATCACCTAGGTACTCATCCAGCCAGGCTCCTATGTTGGACTCCTCCCCAGCCTTGATGTTCTCCTTACGGAACCCGAACTCGAAACCCTCAAGGATAGTAGCATTGTTGCTGTACTGCGTATAGGTCTTGAAGTCCACACGTGTCCTTGTATCAGGGAACACAAAGGAACTACCCGTGAAACCATTCTGCATAGAATAATTGATATAACCATCAATGCTCTTGGTCTTCTTCTTGAACTCCTTGGGCATCATCTCCCAGATAGCTGGCTGCTGTACCTTGATGGAGGTATCCGCATTCTGAGAAAAACAAACAATGTGACCGTCATTATTAGAACTAACAGCCTCCATTATGCGCTTTGCACAGCCCGTTGTTTTGCCGGAATTATGATTTACTACATTGCCAATTAAGTAATTATGGTAAGTTGGAACCGTAAAATCCCACACGGTATCCCTTCGGAGGAAATAGTTGCTTACCCGTATGCTATAATATGATCTATTATCACCATAACAACTATATGCCAAAATACAATAGGATCGAATACCCTGTGGACCAGATACGAGACTGGATTGAATCCCAAGGGAAAACTCAACAATGGATTGCTGATAAACTTCAAGTGACTCTTGACCCTCGTGTAACTGCGAAGCTGATTTACAAGGTTTGCAAGAAGCATCAGATAAAGTGTCAGAGGACTGGTCCTCGATCTGGAGAGGGTCACCCTGAATGGAAGGGAGGTCGAATACTAAATAAAGACGGATACATTGAGGTTTATTCTCCTGATTCTCCAATGCGGAGAAAGCGCACTCCATACGTTTTAGAGCATCGTCTAGTGGTGTCAAAGAGTCTAGGTCGTCCTCTAACAAGACAGGAGGTAGTCCATCACATTGACGGAAATAAACAGAACAACGCCATTGAGAACCTTGAGCTATTCCAAAACAATGCTGAACACCTTCGCGTAACTCTGAAAGGTAAATGTCCACAGTGGACACCAGAAGGGTACTTGCGGATGAAGGAAGCAGCTTCAAGGAAGCATCAGGCGGCTTTGGAACGTCAAGAAATGTTACGTCAGCTATCGGATGGTATGAACCAAAAGAAAGAACCCTGTGAGTGCTGGAGCAGTGAATCTCTTCGCCGTCGCTTAATTGATAGCAGTATAAGTCTTGAGCAGGCTTACGAAATGGGACCAGAGCTTTTGATTCAAGAAATCGGTCGTTGATCTCATCATAGGCTATTACATTAAAGTCGCCGTCAATCTCATCGACACGGCGGCTTTTTTGTGCAACGGGGTCAAAGATTTCTTGCTCAGCCGCTAAACAGCGATTTCCACCTAGGGCTAGCACCTCATTATAATCCTTGAAGGAGTCCGTCATACGCTCCCAGCCCGGAAGGTCGAACCCGTGGCGGATAGGATCCTCTGTAGCCGCCTGTATGCGTCCCTCGTGCGCCTTGTGCAGTTCCTCAAGTAACTTGGGGTCAGCCTCGCCAAGAAGGACTATCTCCTCGTCCGTGGGTGGCTTGAGGATCGGGTGCTCTGTGAATTCAATTGGCATTACTTTATGTACAGATCAATGAACATATAAGCACTAACAAATACGAACACAAAAAGAATACTAGCCTGTAAAGCTTCTATTAGCATTTCTTTGACTTAGCTGGTTGTTCTGTCCTTGGAGCAGTTGGCTTCTTGCTCCAGTCAATATCGTCGTAGTTCTTACGCTGTTTCTCAGCATTGTGTCCCTTTCGGGGTGCGCATCCTTTACCCATTGTCGTAATCCTCTGTTAGTTGAGTTCCTAGTTCAAACATAGCACTAGCCACATTGTCCTTGTCGTGACCACCAGCCAAGCAAAGAAGGTACATCTCCTGCACAAGCTCCGTAGTAGAGAGGCTGTAACTGAACTCAAAGGTCCGTGTCTCTGATTGCTCCTCTAGTATTATTTTAGTTGTTTGGTTCCCTATCATATCAATCCTCCCATAAGCTATCATCTTCCGAGATGTCATCATCCTCGAAGTCCCAGATCCAATCATCGTCGTCAATCGGGTTGTTGCACTCCTGAAGCATCTCATTCGCCAGCATCTTACCTACTGGTCGATTAGTATAGTCATAGTAAACATCACCTGAGTCATCCATTACGATGAACATAAAGTTAGTGAAGTGCTCACCTAGCTGTGCACGGATCCTTCCGTACAGTTCCTCATTCTCCTCATTTACTATGAACATCTATTACCTCCGCTTCCTTTGCTTTCTTAATACGATCACGGGCAGCCGCTATGGTAGCCTCGTAGTCATCCTGGGTGTAGACCTTACGGTCCTCTGTAATCTGCGTAGCCTCGCCTCTAGCCGTCATAGCCTCCCGTGAAGCATTTGATTTAGCTATTGATAACTCCTTGAGATCCTTGAAGCCAACCTCCATTTCGGGGTCATTCTCCATACGGTCACGTACTTTCTCAATTAAATCCTCCTCTAGGGAACTCAGGTTCAAATAGTTCTTAGCTGCTATACGACCACTTAACTCCTTAAATGTTCCCATATGGTCAGCGTAGTCCGCTAGGACGCTAATAATAGTATCCCGATCAAAGCCGTAGTGACGCACTAGTCGAGTCTGGCTACTGCCCGTACTATACAAGTAAAGCAACTTAGCCGTCTTCTCTGGGTCATATACACTCAAGCACTTGACCTTTAGTCCCCGCTTCTGGTTACTTACCTCGTGGATACTCTGCTGGATTTCACTCAGCAAAGCTGCCTTCTCCTTCTCGGTCTGGCTCATTGATTCCTCGTCTTTCATACCTTCATCAAATTGATTCATATATACCTGTCAACTTATTAATACTATTAATGTAAAATAATATACCATATGCATATATTTAGGCTTGACGTTGTAAGCACGTATGGTACAATGTGTACCATAAGGCAGCAACATCATAAGGCAGTTAAGTCCTTAAACGTAGTAATCCCTAAAGAATATAAATAAAGGGAATCATAAATTGACTACCATAAACTGACTTCTTATGGTACACGG